GGCTCACTTCCTCGCGTTGTTGCTGCAGTTGTTCACCCGGCTCTATTGTCGGTAGTGCGTGTTCGCGGCCATAGATACCACGGATTATTGGTCTGTCGTTACGGCCATAAGCGAAGGCGATTTCTACAATGGTACCTTCTAATGGATAAGCCATTAAGCCAGACTCATGGCCACTCATGTGAACCGGTAGCGGAACGGACCGATAAACAGGTACTTGGCTGTCTATTTCCATGTTTTCATCAAGCAGTTGAACATCAATTGCATAGCGTGGGCGGAATGGATCAGCGGTTTGGCCTGATGTGGCGTTGTCACGCACGTATTCAACACGCCCGAACTTTGGCAAGTGGTAACCGGCGGCTAGTTCTGGGAACAATTCTAGGGTTTCGCGTTTCTTTGGTGGCATTCCTTCTACGCGGGCCCAATGGGCTGTCATTTCGTCGCCAACTAAATCGATACGCGTTAGCCGGTGATTATTCGTGATGGCACCTGGTCGAAGCATTGGAAACGGCGCGAACGTGATGTTGCTTGTGTACTGGCGTGCGATAAGATCAGCAGGTACTTCTACTGGTTTATTGAAGAATCGGCTGTGTTCGAATGCGCCAACAAATACACGTTGGTCTAAGTCCTGGTACCAGATCATGTCTGGGATGCTAAAGGCCTTAGCGATTTGCTTTAGGCATTGATAACCGGTGCCATGACAGACGAAGTTTGGGATAGGTGTATCGATGTAGTCGGCTTTTTCTGGCAATACGAAATCTAGGCCCGTTAGTTCAGACAGCTGGGCGATCACTTGGCGCATGGTTGGATGCTCGATGCTAAGCGGGTGCCGATAGCGCATGATGCCCGCGTTCTCTCGCACCTCAACTTTGTAATAGCCGTTTTCTGCGGGCAGTACGTCTTCGATGTAACCTTCAAACCACTCCTTTACGTTATCACCGTAGCCAATATCAAAACGAACGGCTTGATGTTTTTTCGGTTGATTCTCTGCCGCAAATACAAAAAAAGCTACCCCACCGTTGGATAGCTTCAAACTTACTTTGTGGCTAGATAGCTGCACTTCGGTGTTGTTGATCAGCAATCGCTTTTTTAACTTCATTGCATGGCCTCATTCGCTTTTTCTAATGCTGCTTGGTGGCGCGTGTTCTGTTGCTGTTCTGGTTTCGTCTGCTCTTGCTCGCGCAGCTCTTTACGTTCAGCCACTGACATATGCTCACGGATTTTGAAAGAAACGTTCCAGCACATGAGCGTTTCATTTTCCCTCGCACTGATACGGCCAGTGAACTTACCTTCCCGTATTTTTAGCGCTTTGGCGGTGTCGTTACCTACTCGATAAATAGCGCGATTGCCCTGCTCGGTTTTTGCCGATGCAAATTGATATAGGCGTGTAAGTCGCTCTACTTTTGAGAAAGGGATTCGACCGGAAAACGTGAGCTCTTTGCCTTTATCGCCTTGTTCTGATGTATCGGTTCCGGATGACTGGCCGCTCATGTCCTGGTCTTTAAGCTCTAGGCTCATTTCGACTTTCATATTATCAAGGCGAAGCATTTCACCGTTTAAGCTGAGCATAATAGTTCCTCCCAGAAGGTTAATGGTGATGTGCTGAGTATTAGGCTCGCTATCGTATATTGGTCGTTATTTGGCACCGCTGTTTGTGATAGCGCCGTTGCGATAGATCCCGGCGTTCCTGAAAGCTTCATTCCCCAAACGCCACCTTGTAGCATTTTAAGTGCCTCAATGCTGTTTCTTGTTTCGCTTAACTGGGCGTCACGTTTTGTTGCTAGCGCTTTCAATTTCGCGATGACGTTTTTCTGATCATCGGCTAACGATTCAAGTGTCGCGACGTGGCTACAGTGAAGAAGTTCAGCACGGCGAACGGGATCACAGTTAAGTGTCGCAACTGGCTTAAATCTTGGCTGAACAATTGGCGAGGACTGATAAAACTTGTCCGTTTCGTTTGTTAGCATCGAGCTTGCCTGTCGGTACGCTTGGCACCATTCTGATAGTGGGAATACGTTCACCAACTCACCCAGCTTTTGTGTAAAACCTTTTAAGTGCTCCGACGTAAGAAGTATTGCGACACAATTAATAGAGTGTGTAGGCCTATACTGGTCGGCATGATCTCGTAGTTTGTTACTCAATACGTTCATCGCTACGTTCGGTGTCAGGTAACTACCAGAGGTTAGCCTACTTCCAACTTGGAACTGATATGGCGTCGTTGTAATCACTTGCCCCCGCACGCTTAAGCCTTCTAATTCTTGCCTCAACCCAAGAAGTGTCGCCGCTTCTTGGCTTAACGCGTGTCGTCCATATGAGGCATCGCTTTCTAACACGGTAACTCGCCCCACCGCCGAACTCATCGCCGCACCAACTTTATCGGTCACGGTTTGAGCCGATGTTTGAATGGCCTGTATCGAATCAGGCCATCTTAAGTGGGTGTACTTCATTGAGCCTTCCGAAGCACATCAATTTTGATAGAGGCAACTTCAAAGAGTGGTTCTGGCAAATCATGATTGGCTTTCGAGTTGGTGTAGACGAACTGGCCAGTCGTTGGAAAGTTCAGCGTTACCGTAAACTGGCCATTCACTACATTGACAGGAAACAGAAACAAGCGGCCATCATCACGACGCAACGGCATGGCAAATGTTCTGTCCTCGATGTCAACTGAGCCCACAACCTTCATGTTCGTTAGCTCTTCACAAGTGATTTTGGTGAATGATGAGTTGTGTAAGGTGTCTCCATCTACGTTTATTATTCTTATTTCAAATTTTTCTTGTAAAGATTCCTTTGCCTTTTTCACATCAATTAATGCCATCATTTAATCCTTATATATATCGGCAAACCTGTATCAGGGTTCTTTTTTTCTTCCTTAATACCAACAGCATCATAAATACCCACATGAACACCCGACTCATCGCCGTCTTTTATCATATGTGCACCTACCACTTTTTGGTTCTCGATGACAGAAATTGAGTTAACCCCCAAATTAGTACTACTAGATACATGAGATAAATCTTGCTTATCTCTAACAAAAAACACATTGTCTTGAGATGATACATAAACATACTTATCGTCAACGGCTACAGAACACCATGATATTGCTGACCTAGCTCCAAAAGACACAGTTGTACCGACCAGTTCCCAGTCAAGGGTATATTTAGATAGCGTTATAATTTTCTTGTTCCCACTCGGTCTATTTATGGTCACATACCTATGCACACCATCACAGCACATATCCATACCGTAGTAGTTCACTGCACCAAAATCTTTCGTGCGGCCCGTAGGCCCAGAGATTTTGAATTCATGGTAAATACAGGAATAGCTAGCACCATGAGCCAGTACCCACCATGAATCACTGGAAGGGTCATAACTAATCCCTCCTATTGAAGTAAAAGTCAAAGCCCAACGTTTATTGGTATATTGATAATTAGAGTCATAGAAGACAATTTCACCGAGAGGTGAACCATCTTCTTTATTATTTGTTATGACACCAAATTCCGAGCCATCATAGTCAAACCCTCTAGGGTTATTTAATACAGCACCTTCAAATGAAAACCCGCCTTCACGAACATCAGCAACATGCGTTGTAGCATACGGATATTTCTCCGACTCGGTATCAATCACGCCAGTTCTTAAATATACACATCGAGTCAGTGGACATTTATATAGATTAACGCTATTCACATGTAAATCGATACAACTATTAATAGCAATATTACCGCCAGACTGCCCTAGATAGAGGATATTCATACACACCACTCTCCTTTTTCTCTGTATAGGCGGAACTCTGTATCAGTCGAAATAAAACGAATTGCATCATACAGCTCACCGCATGAATTAAACTTTTCACCTGTCGGAGGGAACAGTGTGACGTTGTGCTTATCAAGATCAACTTTACTGCTCACTCGAATAGTAAATGTATCCCTTTCCATGCCTACTTCTAACGCTCTGTTGTGTGCTGATGTAATGATGTTTACTGCACCATTCACGATCTCAACGGTTGAATCCACCAAATCTACGTACTTGGCTATGATTTTTTTTATTTCTATTCTGATGAAATCCGTAAAATCAAACTGCCAGGTTTCCGGCGAAATGATCACATCTAACGCTTTAGCGGCATTAGCAAACTTAAGTACAACGTTTCGAGTAATGGTGTTCCCTGTCTGCTCCCCTTCATACTTACGTTTATGTTGCATTGGTACATAAACAACGGCGATCAACGTCCCATCGTCGGTGCCTAAACCAATCCAGTTAAAATCAAAGTCGCCTGCTGTACTCGCCAAAATCTGACTGAATACCACTTGATCGGGATCTATTTGAGCCTTCCTCGTAATGACTTCGTTATAAACAATATTATCTGGGCTGGGCATACCCTCATCCAAATCCACCGCTTTTTTTGGATCCGAGTGCTCTACATTAGCAAGAATAAAGCGGGTGATATGGCTAGGGACATTAGCGACAATATTGTCCGTGATGTATTTTTTCCCCGAGTTGACGATCGCTGCCATGCGTACTCCTAATTACTTAATTAATCTAGTTCCATAGATGCGAAGTCATAACCCCAATCGCAATTAAACTCCGCAGCTAAACATAACTCATCCGCAACGTTCGTTAGTGCTAAGTCATAGCGTCGACACGTTCGCCCGTACTGGGAAATCAACGCAAACAACAAGTCCATGTCAGCTGGTGTTCCCGTTTCAGCAAGTTCGATGGTAATGATGTCCCAGTCCATACCCAACTGACGCTCTTTTTGAGAAATGACATGCAGCCCCATACGCTCAAAAATAGAGGCAAACCCCTCCTTGCTTCCTGCCGATTGACCGTTGATTAATGCGTACTTAACCCGCTTGCGGTAGATCTCTATTGGTTCGCCTTTAAACCGATTAATATTTGTATCCCATGAATGCAGATTAAGTAGGCTCTCACTGCAGGTGAGTGGATCAGTTTGTCTTAGAGGGTGCGTTAACCATCGCCATAATTTTTCTCCAAAGTACGCCACCACTCCACTTGATAGAAAGAATGGTTCCTTTACCGCTTCTGATGTTGTTTTACCATCTTGCCACCATGGGACCACCGCCTCAGGTAATCGAGGTACATTGTTATCGATTTCACTCACAACACAGCCCTTACAGTTATTGTTCTAATTCTTGGTTGCGCAAGTTCACTGACAATATCTTTCTGTACCTCTCCATCGACCGTAAACTTAACAGAATCAACCTTCTCTTGATTGCTATGAATTTCTGATGCAAGCAGTGAAAAGCTGAACCGGCTTTTTGGAGCCGCTCTTGTCATTTCTGGATATGCTGCTGTTTCCCGAAATGCCGCTCGAGTACGAGCCTTAACAATTTCTAATTCTGCTGCAACTTGATCTGCAATCACATTTTTATCTAAAACCACATCCGCAATAATGTCATGCCATGTCTCTGGTATCGCTTTGCATGTCAGGACATCACCATGGCCATGATGACCATCATCCATAATGTATTTATTCAGTTGTTCCAGTATTTTTGCAGGGGTTGGACCTACTTCCATAACAATGTAAGAGTCAGAAGTGCCAGGTATTAGGTGTCCAGTATTGCGAAAATAAACATTATCACTTCGAATACCCGCAACATTAGAGATAATCGAACGATATGCATCATCGATATGCATGTTACCTGAACTGGTAAATGCTGATTGCAAGCGTAGAGCCAACTCTTCATCGGTCTCTGGATCTGCACCTAATCGAGTTATCCAATCAGGTTCATTAATTGCGGAAACAATACCTGGCAGCTCCTTGGGCAATATGTTGAAATAGCCTGCAGGCAAGTTATAAGCTGCCCCCGCTTCTTCAGCTTTAGTTAAAACTTTTCCTTTTAGTTCGCCCGGTGGTATCAATACGTCTTCCAGTACCGTTAGAGAGTACATTCTATTTTCAATCGGCAATGTTTGAATTACTGACCCTTTTTCAACGATAACAGCGTCATCCTGGGAGGCTTTTGCAAAAGTAATAAATCCTTGCGTTGCGACCGCCCCTTTCGGTTCAACACTAAGTTCCCAGGCTTTTAGTTCAAGCGCCCATCGAGCCGAGGTCGCCACAAACATGTTTGGCAAAACGTGCTTCGCCAACAAAGTGCGGATCAACCACACGCTTGGCGTAACAACCGCAGACCGAACCCAACGCCAGAACGGTGACATTTTGGAGTCATTTGATAACTGACTGCCCGCGGCCACGACCTCTTCTTTTAGCTTTGCTTCCATGGCTTCTTCAGTAACGGGAACATTTGCTTGTTCCAAAATCTTGATGAAATCTGGCGTTGGTCGCTTGCTCATTTTGTCACCTTCACTTCTCCGATGGGGCCATACTCATAGGCATCTGCCGTTAAGAGTATTTGGCTAGGGTCGAGCTCTGTTACTGTCGCCGTTCCTGGAATGATTCGAATATCGTCTTCTGCTAACTGCTCAATCTGGATCAGAACATCATTTCTAAGTGTCGGGTTACGTTCTGCTATTAACTCCCTCATTAGCCCTGATTCCATGATTGCGTGCTTCACATCTTGGGCGATGCTGTACAAGTCGCTACAGCTTAAAGGCTGCTTTCCCGCGTCTATGTCCCAGCCGCCATCGACTACTTTGATGTCTACGAACTTATCCGACATTGAGCTCATCCCATTCGGCTAGTTGATCTGGTGTCATGGCTTCTTTACTGGTGATATGGACGTCACCAAAATGAACGGTACGGCCACCTTCGGTTCTGCTCGAAGTAGTCATATTGTTGACCAAGCTTGATGGCGGTTGCGTGATGTTGCGGTCTTGCTTGTATGCTAATATTTCAGATGACTGGATGTTGATGTCGGCTGCATCTTGTTGAAGTTGCACTACGTTTGGCGTCAAGTCTTGGCTAGCGCGCTGGGCCTGTTGGGCCGCTTCAATTTGATTGGCTTGAGCGTAGGTGTAGTTTCCGTAGTCTTGGTTTGTGGCAGCGTGCGACTGGTACTGGCTAACCTGCTCGGTTTGTTTTGCTAGTTCTAGTTCTTTTGATTGTTCGGCGGTGATGGCCGTGGCGTTGGCTACGGTTTCTGTTTGTTGGGCTTGGCGAACTTGCTCTAGGTTTACTACGTTGGTTGCTGATTCGGTTTGCTTAGCCAGTTCTAGTTCTTTTGATTGTTCGGCAGTGATAGCCGTGGCGTTGGCAACGGTTTCGGTTTGTTGGGCCTGGCGAACTTGTTCTAGATTTACTACGTTGCTTGCCGTTTCAGTCTGCTTGGCTAGTTCGATATTTTGCTGTTGAGCTGGACCGTATTGGTGGTAGCCTGCCGCTGGCGTTGCGGCTTGTTGGTAGCCGTAAACGCCTGCATTTGCGGCAGGTGGTAAGGTTTTGGCTGCTTGTTCTGCTTGTTCGACTTCTGGGGTTTCTGGCATATCACCGGCACGCCATTCGATGTCGATGCCTGGTATCCAGTTCAGCTTTTCGATAAACCAATCAATCACTGAGCCGAGCGCTTTGAACACACCCAGATCACCAAACGTTGCTTTCAAGTCATCCCAGAAATAGATAAGTGCAGCTACGCTAGCAATCACTAGGCCAATCGGGGTTGTTAGTAGTGCAATGCCCATCTTCCAAATAGTCGATGTAAGTGCCAATGTGACTGTTCGTAGAATGGTCATGGTTGCGCCAAGCAATTTCATTGTAATTGCCCAACCGCCTGCCATCATTTGACCGATGCCCATGAATAGCGATAGCGAAGCAACAACACCACCAAGCGCGATACCACCGATCACTGCATAGCCCATCACTTCACCAAGAATAGGAAATTCGTCGGTAAATGCAGAAACTGTCATGATGCCGTCGGCGATAGCACCAACGACTGAGTTGATTGCAGGAAGAATGGCACCGAATACGGCGGCTCGGATGGCGAACCAACTGGCCTCGAGACGTTCCCATTGGTCGGTCATGGCTGCGGCCATTTCCTCGGCTTTGCCCATGCCTTTTACTTCGCCTAATGATTCGATGCTTCCTGCTAGGCCGTCGGTGTCTGCCATGAGCAACTTAATCATCGATACAGCTTCATCGCTACCGAAGGCTTTTTTCAATGCGTCGCTTTCGGCCACATCCAGTGTGTCGCCGAACTTGCCTTTCAACTTATCTAGGATGTCGAGCATTGGCAGCATTTTGCCTTGGCTGTCGACGAAATCCATGTTCAACTCTTTCTGAGCTTTGCCTACCCCAGCCAAGAAGGATTTGTATTTGGTACCCGCTTCACTACCACTCATTGTGGCTTGAAGGGTACCAAGAACGGCCATTTGTTCAGACATCGCGATGCCCGCTGCCGTGGCGTTCGCACCTACACTGGTGAACGCGCCACTCATTTCATCACCGGTGGTTTTGAATATCTGAACCGCACTGGCTGTCATACCAGTCAGCTGTTCAACCCAAACACCTTTGGTTAACGCTGCAGCATCGTTTTTAAATATGCCGTACATGGTACCCATGTAGTCGGTAATGGTTGCGGTATCAGCTTTAGTTGCTGCGGCTAGCACACCTGAGTTTTTAGTAAACTGGGCGAGTTCTTCCCCTGTCAAGCCTGCGATCGCAGACTGAATATCATAGGCAGCGCCAGTAAACTCAACTGCTGACTTGCCATACTCAGAAGAGAAATCCAAAGCTGATTTTTGTAAGATCTGCAAAGATTCTTCGTGAACGCCTAACGACTTCACTTCACCTAGAGCTCGATCCATTTCAATCGCAGGCATCAACGCGTTTTGGATAGCAAAGCCAGACGCCACTAAACCAGCACCGCCTGTCGCCATGTTTTGCATGCCTTGTCGGCCTACATCCATGGTGTGCTGTACTTCTTTAGTGATGCCTTGCAGTGGTTTGGTGACTTGGTCAATCAAGCCCACTTGCATTAGTAGCTTGTCCATACTCATTTGCTAAATAGTTTTCCTATTGCGTTTCGCACTGCGATTTCGTGCTGCTCATACTGATGTTTGTCTAACCATATTGCTCGAGCGAGATTTTGCGGACTGTCATCTTCTTGGGGAAGAAGATGACGCCGCAGGGTAAGGACTTGTTCGAGTGAATTCACATCGATGCGCCCTACCCTATGGGTTAGTTTTTTAGGGTGATTTTAATCCCAGCTTTAGAAGCAGTAGAAACCTCACCAAACAGCTCCATTGTTAAACCTGGCACGGTATTTAACAGCTCGACCAAGGCTTCTTTTTGGTCTGCTTTTACAGTTCGGGTTAAGTACTGATGAGCCGGCGCCACTTTGTTGTTTGGCATCATTTCGTTGATGTAGTTGTTATGGTCGGCCACTGTTGGGGTGAATGCGAAGTCTTGTGTTCCGATTGATAGCTCTACTGGTTTTGTCATGCTGCGTCTCTCTTACTTAATGCGTCGTAAATGCGGCTCATCTGGCGTTCTAGCCTTTCAAAACCGTCCTTAATTTCTTCTTTAGTAGCGTAGGTTTCCGC